ATATCGTACATTTCTGGAGCCTGTGCAGCCAGTTGTAGTGCCGCTTGGTACTGCATAATGCGCTGAGCCATCGTTCCTGCGTTAGGATCGCTGACTGGGATGATGTCTACGCGCTCATCGAAGTCCTGTGACACCAAATCCTTGTCGCCTTCGAGGTATGGGTACTGTTCTGGGCCAAAATCACGGACCAAATTGCTTAATATCCGCAATTCTACGCGCATTGAAGCGTGTAATCGGGCCTGAATGGCGCTCATTACCTTCATTGACCGCTCTAGTATGGCCAACGTGGTGCCTACGGGCGCTTCTGCGTTCATATCGGCGGCTTTAACGTCCGCTGCGGACGCAAATCGGCGGCCTTCCTCTACAATATCGCCCATGAGCTGGTATAAAACGTTGCTCGGCTCTTTGTATGGCATAAAACTGATGTTATCGCGGATGCTTCCGCCCGGAACGTCCACATCCCGGAACTCACCGGGCATGATTGGAGTGTCATCACCCTTGATTCGCAAGCCTCGGGCCTTCAAACCGCCCGGTAGGTTGGACAATGTGCCTGCATCGACCAGTTGTCGGAGCAATGAAGTGGCTGATTTAGCCAATCCACCGATCATATGGATCAAACCAAAGCCATAAAACCCTAATCCGGGTATGTATTGGTAGTGAACAAAGTGCTCTCGCTTGGTTTTTAGGTCATCACCCTCATACCAGTTGCGACGAATCGACAAAATCTCTCTGGAACCAAGGTCAATAGACACAACATAGGGTAAAGCAATGCCTGTTTGCTCCCCATCTTCCTCGTCCTCGAAGCCTGCAAGGTCTAAATTGACCTGCATTTCTAGGATTGTGTGTCTGGAATCCATCTCATAGCTGGCACTATCGCCAGTCAGGCGGTTGTACTTCTCTTCTATGCGGTCAACATCGGACGATGGAGCGCCTAGCTCTATATCTCGATAAAAGCCTGACACCTGAAGCTTGCGAATCTCGTTCGTTGTGCGCTTCATGATGTGCGTTGCACGTTCGCAGGTTGTTAAATCAGAGGCTCCGTAGCTAACGACGAAGTCTTCTGCCGGTACAAACATGCTGCAAGGCCTGCCCATGCTTGGGTCATAGTAGACTTTCCTAAAAGCACTACCTGCCAACGGCAAAGAGAACAGCATTTTCTCAGTCTCTGACCGATACTCCGTCATCTTCTCCGTTAACAAGTAGTTAAGATAGTCTTGGACTCTATGGGCTTGCTTTTCTTTTTCATCGGTCATCTTTCCGACAACAGATGTCTTAACTGGTCCGCTTGCGGGGAACAGTTCTTGAATAGATTGGGACTGGAACTTGATAACGGACTCTGACAAAAGGGGGTGGTAGACTCCACAAGCCCCGTCCCAAGGGGTAGTTCTGTCCTCATGCTTGAGGCCCAGAAGATCTAAACCATCGACATAGGCTCTTTCCCAGTCTGCTCGACTCTCTTTGTCAGACTTAAACATGCCAACAAGCTCAGAAGCGATAAGGTTTAGTTCACCCTCATCAACTACTTCCGCTAAGTTAGCGTCATGTGGGAGCATGCCCAGCGCAGCAAGGGTGCTTGCATCCGGGTCAAAGTCGAGAATAACGCCACCATCCTCTGTCTCGATAGAAACAGATTCTGGGTTTTCGATCTCGATTTCTATGTCTTCTCCATCTCCGACTAACGGATTGGAGCGCATGGTTCTATCAATAGCCATTAGCCATTCTTTCTGAAAGGCTGGGGTCTGGCTGCGCCACTACCGCGAGCCGTTTCTGATTTTTCCATGTCTCGCTTATGAGCGCCGGTAGGACCACCGTTGGCCATCATCTTGGTGCTCATACGAATCTTGCCGCCGCCAGACATTTTGCCTTTGCCGTCTGCGGCAAACGCTGGAACCATCTGGCCGTCCTTCTCAACCATAGGCATCTTGGTCTTTTTGCCAGATCCCATCATTTTTGTCTTCATGCCACCGGCATAACCCATCTTGGTCTTTTTACCGCCAGCGTATCCCATCTTACTTTTCTTCATCGGCTTGCTCCGAATATAGATTATCGAACACTTGATTCACATCAAGGGTGTAATCTAGATCTGATTTACTGTAGTGAATGTGCTGCGATGGCCTGAAATCTGGGGCTCCTTCGCCCATTTCAAACCAAGCAGGGTGAGTAACTCTGACGCGATTATTGGGTAACGCCACAATATTTCCCGTCCATCGTCCCGCATCCAACAACTCTAGTACGTGTGACTGCTTGTGCTGTGCAGGATCGTCTGCAATTTCTGAATCTGTGTAGTCTACCGTGAAGTAGTATTTAGCAGGGTAGAACTTACCGTCTATCTTCGCAAGCCAAGGACATGGTGTGCAACGGTCTAGAACATAAACGCTGTGGGTTCTTGACGAACAGTCCCACGGCTGTGCCGCCCAGACTGGCATAGGATCTGGCCACTCATCGAATGGCGTGTCACCGACCAAGGCCGTGATGGGCATCCTTGCCCACATAGCGCCTCCATGCAAGTTCGGTTCTTCAGTGTCATACGTTTCTGCGCCCGTAAATATCACCTGAAAACTCAAAGATCTGCATGGAATGCTTGTAACAGCAACAGCCATGGCATGGAGAAACTCCCCATGATACTTCATGTGGTTGTGGGTGTACTCTCGTCTAACCCAGCATTTGAAGTACGGTATGTTGCTTTGCAAGAAAGCCATCAGGCTGCCTCGCCATAAAACCGTTCTTCCCACTTCTTGTGCCGCTTGATCGGCTCTTTGAAGTACGGAAGAAACCTAGCCATATAAACCACAAAATGATTTATCCAGCTTAAAGGAACAGGGAGCGGTCTCATGTGGTCAAGGAACAACACCACTCTATAGTCGCTCGAAAGGTTAACGGCGAAATGCTCATAGGTGTCATCAAAGACAACGACCTTGCCCTCTTCCCATCGATACTCTTTCTTGTCTGCCACCAAGATGCATCCCTTGCCATCCGTGGGGATCTTGATTCCCAAGTGCATTCTTAAGACTCCACACCACGGTCCTTCGTGAGGCATCAGCATCTTGTTTGCATGGATGACAGAAAAATAAGCCGAAACAATGTTCTTATCCGAATCTAGGATTTTCATTGTCTCTGGAAACTCTAGGCAGTTGCGCTCGAAGCGAATCTTGCCAGCCTTGAGGAAAAACATCTTCCACTTGTCATCGTTAGAGATGTATATCTGATCCGGGCTAATGTCCTGAAAAGGAGCGAACTCATCTACACGAGCCTGCATCTTTTCAAACTCTGCCTTTATGATCTCGTAGTTTTCCTCAAGAACTTCAGCAATCGGGAAGTCTTTGTTGTCAAAAAAGACCTTGTTCCCTAGAGTTGAAAACTTCCTAAAGATGGGTCTAAAGAATTTTTCAATGACCCAGCCGTTGACTTCAATCAATAGTAGTTTGCCTTCCTAGTATACATTGGCTCTTCTTCCTCATCACTGTGCAGCTTCAGGAACCCGCCCTGTCTAAACCTCAGCAATGCCTGAGTCGAAGAGTCAACAAGGTCATCATGCTCTCCCGCAGGGAAAGATGCAAATTCTTCGATAACCTCTTCCGCGAACCGTAGTTCGGGAGCCCATACAATGCCAGACGCAAATAGGTCTGCCACTGCATTTACTCGGGCTATTTTGTCGTTACCCCTAGATGGTGTGTACTCAGAGACCGGGATTCCCATTGCTCTAAGCTCAAATATCAACGGCGTTCCTGCCGCTTTGGCTTCCACAATAAACGCATCGGGCTGCCAATCTACCCAGTAGTCGTAAGCTTTTCTCTTCAGTTCTGGAAACTCAAGCCGTTCTTTGTATGCATCCAATAGGATGATATTGGGTTGCTCTATGCCAGATTCATCTGGATGGTAGAACACGCCCCACGTTGTACAGGCTGAGTAGTCAGATCGCTGAGTTTTGAGAAACGCCGTATCCCATGACTGGATAATAAACTCACAAAGCGGTGGGTTGTCCTTCTCCCAGACACGCCACCATTCTCTTTTGACAAGAGCCCCTTCT